TACGGCAAGATTAAAGGTGACGATGCGTATAACAAGCTCAGGGCACGTTATGGGGACTCTACAAGCGCCGATGCTCAACTCAAGGCCCTCAAATACCTTGGACTAGATCCTAAATTCATTCAGAACGGCACCCCAGAGCTCCTCAGAGGCGAGATAGACGCTGGTAGGCCTGTAGTAGTCGGATGGCTCCACAAGGGCCTTGTAGGGGCTCCTAGCGGCTCTGGGCATTACAGTGTGGTCATTGGCTACACAGAAGGTGCTTGGATACATCACGACCCTAATGGTGAGGCCGATATGGTCCGTGGAGGATATGTCAACCACACGAAGGGTAAAGGCGTGGCTTATAGCCAAAAGAACTGGAATAAAAGGTGGCTTGTTGAAGGTCCTGGGTCGGGTTGGGCTATCTTGATCAAGAAACCGTCCTAATTATTCCTATGGACTTCTCTGATCCTTCAGTGCAAGCAGCTCTTTGGCTGAGTGCTTTTGCTGCTTCTGAACTTATTGCTGTTTCTCGTTTGAAAGAAAACAGTCTCATACAATTGGGAGTGAAACTATTCCGAGTTCTTTATGGCAGCCGCTCCAAAAAAGTCTCTAAATAAGACTGAAGGTCTGGCTTCAGAAGGTGATCTTTATTCTCTTCACCGTCTAGTAGCCACCAAACTTATTGATCAGTTAAATCGCGATGATGTGAAAGCATCTGACCTTGCAAACGCAATTAAGTTCCTTAAAGATCAAGGCATTACTGCTCTTAACGGTGGTGATGTTTCTGCTATCTCCGAAATGATTTCTGCTTTGCCAGAAGTCGATATGAAGAAAGTTAGGTCTTATATTAGTGCTTAGGAACTAATCCTTCCTTTATGTACAAAGCAGAGCCCTCGGTATGGTGATTCGTTCGCCTGCCGGGGGTTTTGTCTATATGACCCCTGAGGCTGCTATGGCGAACCTTCAAGCCCTCCAGCGTCGTGAAGCGGTTAAGCAATGGAGACAGTCAATCAAAGATGCCTTTGGCTGTAAATGTGCCTACTGCGGGGTTCAAAGCAGTGACCTAACTCTTGATCACGTTCACCCCAAAACTAAAGGTGGTGAGGATTTAGCAACCAACATCGTCCCAGCTTGTAAGCGTTGTAACCACGAAAAGGGCAGCTTTCACTGGAAAACTTGGTTTCAAGGCACCCCTGACTATTGTGAGGAGCGAGCTACGCAAATCGAGCAATGGACGAACTACCGCCTATGCCCAATCTTAATCTCTCCATAGAGCAGCAGCTACGGGTGGAGCGTATGAAACGAGATATTCCAAATGCCAAACGAGAAGACCTGGAGAAGTATCTGCTGCATTTCATCCAAATGAATTTGATCCTGCAGAATAACTTGAGCCAAGTGTTCAAGTGGGCCAACAATGCCAAGGACTTCAAAACAAACTGAACAAATTATTCAGGATGCTGTAGCTAGCTTTCCTGTCTTTGCTACACACCTTTGGCATTACCTTCGGCTTCCTAGCCCTACACCGGTTCAATACCAAGTAGCTGACTACCTTCAGGAGGGTCCTAGTCGGCGCATCATCATGGCGTATAGGGGCTGCGGTAAGTCGTTTCTTACGGCTGGCTATGTGCTGTGGAGGCTACGTCGGGATCCAGACTGTAAGGTGCTGGTGATCTCTGCAGCTCAGGACCGTGCTGATGCGTTCTCCGTCTTTTGTCATGACCTGCTCCGAAACTGGTTCATGGTCAAAGACTTGTTCCCTAGCGACACCCAACGGTTTAGCAAGGTTGCTTTTGACGTTTACGGAGCGAAACCAGACCAGTCTCCTTCAGTACGTTCCAGCGGCATTTTTGGTCAGATTACTGGCTCACGCGCTGATCTTATCGTTGCTGACGACGTTGAAACACCACAGTCCTGCGAAACCCAACTGATCCGAGACAAGCTTCGGGAATCAATTAAAGAGTTTGACTCCGTGATCAAGCCCGGTGGGGAAATCGTGTTCCTTGGCACTCCTCACACCCAAGACAGTGTTTACGCAAAGCTTGAGGTTTCTGGCTACGAAGTCAGAATTTGGCCTGCTCTGTACCCCACTAACAAGAAGTTCAAGGACTATTACGGTGATCGCCTTGCACCTCGAATCAAAGCTGATCTAGCCAAAGACTCCTCTTTAGCTGGACACCCTGTAGACCCTGGACGCTTTGACTGGGAAGAACTAGAAGCCAGACAGCTTTCTATTGGTCGGTCTACGTTCAACCTTCAATTCCTGCTGGACATCTCACTGAGCGATGAGGAGCGGTTTCCTCTCAAGCTTAGAGACCTCTGTGTGTTCCGTTTAAACCGTGAACAAGGCCCTAATAAGGTTGTGTGGATGGCTAACGGCGATAAAGCCCTAGACCTACCCTCTGTCGGCCTTCATGGTGATCTTTTCTACAAACCTGCCCAGATAGGGGATGAGTTTCTTGAATACACCGGGGTTGTCATGGCTGTTGACCCCTCTGGACGCGGCAGCGACGAGCTTGGCTACTCGGTAGTTGCATACCTGAACGGCAACCTTTTCCTTCTCGCTAGCGGTGGCCTTCGGGGTGGCTACAGCGAACCGAACCTCAAGAAGCTTGCCCTCATCGCTAAGGAGTACAAGGTCAAGCAAATAATTGTTGAAAGCAACCTCGGCCTCGGGATGTTCTCTGAGCTTCTCAAGCGCTACCTCGGCACGATTTACCCCTGCAGCGTTGAAGAGGTCCGACATACAAAGCAAAAGGAAGTCCGCATCATCGACACCCTTGAGCCTGTCCTTAACCAACACCGGCTTATGGTCGATACGGATGTAATCCTTCATGACCTTTCCTCCACAGAGAGCTACCCAAGCGAAACTAGAAGCCAATACCAACTCTTCTTTCAACTCACTCGGATTACCAAAGAGAAAAACAGCATTAGACATGACGACCGCTTAGATGCCCTTGCAATGGCTGTTCAGTACTTTACGGAGTCCATGGCCCTCACAGAACAGAAAGCTATTGATAACCGTCTTAGAGAGCAGTGGGAGATCGAACGTAAGTTCATCCAAGGTGACGGTGGTCTGTCCATTGATGCCATTGGATACGCTAATTCCCTAGAAGACCTTCAGAAGGCTCTGTATGCCTCTTCAGGGTCCTGTAACTGGTTAGATAGCTAAAAGGGTCTAGAGGGGTCTTAGAGGGGCTTCTAAAGGCCTCTCAGAGGGCTTACGTCCAAAGACCCCTCTAAGTGCTTACCAAAAAAGACCCCTTTTAAGAGATACGACAAAGAGAGGCCTCTTGACAGGGGTGCTTAGAGTGTGGTTAAAGGTATTTAGAGATACTTAAAGATATTTAAAGAGTCTTTTTTAAAGAGGTCTTTAGCTGTCTCCTTTTTAAAGTACTTAAAGACCTTTTAAGACACTTTTAAAAGTGGTCTTAAAGAGGTCTCTAGCCGTTAACTTAAAGGCCACTTAAAGAGTCCTGTAGTACTCTTAGGTGCCTTTAAATACCTAATGAGAATGGCTAGCGTAGCCCTGATCACCGTTACACCAGATGCAGAGGAGTTGCTGGTGTACATGGCTAGAGTCTCTAACCCAGTTAATCAAGGTGTAGGTCAACGATCAGAACGACTTATCCAATACCTCATAGACCACAAACATTGGTCTCCGTTTGAGATGGTTCATATGGTGTTACAAATTGAAACCACTAGGAGTGTTGCTGCTCAAATCCTTAGGCATAGGTCGTTTAGCTTTCAAGAGTTCAGCCAAAGATACGCAGATACAAACCTCCTTGGTTCTGCTAGAGCTCCTCACCTCAGACGACAAGACAACAGCAATAGACAAAACAGTATTGATGATTTGACTGCTGATAAAACTCAAATCTTTTACCGAAGGATTAATCAGCATTTTGAAGAGGCACAAGACCTGTACAGAGAAATGGTCTCAATGGGTGTAGCTAAAGAGTGTGCTCGTGATGTACTGCCTTTGGCTACTCCGACTCGAATGTATATGGCTGGTAGTGTTCGGAGTTGGATTCATTACATTGATCTACGGTCTCAAAATGGGACTCAAATGGAACATATGAATATTGCTAACGAGGTTAAACAAATCTTTTGCAAAGAGTTTCCTACTATTGGTAAAGCACTGAACTGGGTCTAGCTGTGGCTGAGCGTAACTACCGCAAGGAATACGACAACTACCACTCCAAAGCAGAGCAAAGGGAGAACCGTAGTAGCCGTAATAAGGCCCGTAGGAAGCTCAAGAAGGCTGGGTATGACCTCAGGGGTAAGGACGTAGACCATAAGGATGGGAACCCTAAGAACAATGGGCACTCCAATCTAAGGATTCAGAGTCCTAGCCAGAACAGAAGCAGGAATAAGTAGGTCTTTGAGGCCTGCTTTTTTTTTTTGTCAAGGGGTAAAAAGGTTTTGCTTCAGATTTTTGAGCCATAGTTAAC